GCTATCTCTTCTAAGGCAGATACTAATAGCCCAACATTTACTGGAACTCCTTTAGCTCCTACTGCAAGCTATGGTACTAATACTACTCAACTGGCTACTACTGCCTTTGTGCAAGCAGCTCTACAAGCTCTTTATCCGGTTGGTTCTGTCTATATCAATGCCTCTGTTACTACTAATCCTGCGTCTTTGTTTGGTTTTGGTACTTGGGTGTCCGTTGGTGACGGTAAGGTTATTGTAAACCAAGATACAACAGACACTAGCTTTGATGTGCTTGGTGAAACTGGTGGTAGTAAAGATGCTATTACTGTGGCGCACACCCACACAGGCACTACAGCAAGTAATGGAGCACATACACATACAATAAGTGATCCGGGTCATACTCATAGTGTTAATAATTCTGCTTATGATGGTGGTCGTGGTTATCTTGATGAATCTGAAGGAGCTGCTGTTCCGGGTTCTACTACATCTTCAAGCTCCGGTACGGGTATTTCTATTAATAGTAGTGGTGCTCATACACATACTATCACTACTGATTCTACCGGTTCTAGCGGCACTAACGCAAACCTGCAACCGTATGTCGTTTGTAAAATTTGGAAAAGAACTGCTTAATGTCAGATAAAAGACATAAAAATTTCTGTCCTTCTTGTGGCACTGAAAAGATGAGCAGAAAAAGAGATGTTGGAAAATTATGTAATAAATGTAATGCAGTTAAAGCCGGTAAGTACGAAAGAAGTAAGAAATGGTCTTCAAAAACAGAGTATGTTAGAGACTTAACTACAAGAATGAAAGACAACTTCGATTGGCGTTTGAAAAAGTGCTTAAATGGTACTAGAGCAAGAGCTAAATCAAAAGGTTTAGATTTTGATCTTACACTAGAATATATGTATGATATGTGGCCTGAAGATAATCTATGTCCTGTGCTTGGAATTGAAATGTTCTTTGGCGGTAAGCGGGACAATACACCCAGTTTAGACAGATTCGACAATTCAAAAGGATATACCAAAGACAATGTATATTTAATCAGTATGAGAGCAAATAAACTTAAAGCTGACGCAACTTTTGAGGAAATTGAAGCATTATATTACTATATGAAATATGGTGTTTAATTGGAGACAGCAGTAAAGAAACCAGTATTAGAAAGACCAAACTACACAATATATTTTGAAAGAACTCCATATGGAGATTTATTTGTACATTGTGACTTCTTTGGTAAGTGGACTAAAGCAACAAAAAAGGAATTCTTAGAAGAACTATTTGCATTACTTAGTTTAGTTGGCGAGCCGATATACGCAATGCCATATAAACAGAATAAGAAAATGCAGAAGTTCTTAAAGATGTGTAAGTTTCAACAACTAACCAGCGTACAAGCTGAAGAATATAAATTAGCAGTATACATTTGGAGAGGTTAATATGGGCGGTATTGTAGGCGGGATTACAAGTGCTATCGGAGGCATGATCTCTGGTGATGCTGCTGCTGGCGCAGCCAACGAACAGGCAGATTACCTTAGAAATCTATCAAGTGAACAGCGTAAGAATATCACTGATGCTGCAGCGGCTGCTGCTGCTAGAGGTCAGTTTAAGCCTGTTACTGTTACATCTATGTTTGGTACTCCAAAGTACACTTATGATGAATCTGGTAGATTAACTGGTGTTAGCTCTCAAGCTGCTCCTTGGCTACAAGATATTATTAGCAGACAGCAAGGTTTAGCTGGTCAATATTCAGGACTTACTGAATCTGCTTTGTCTGCTGCACCTACTTATGCTAAAGGTGCTGAGTTAGCTACTGGTGGGGCTGAAAGAATGTATGGCCTTGCTGGTCAGGCACTTCCAACTAGTTATGATGTAGCTGCTAAGACACAAGATTATTACAATCGTATGCAGCAATTAGTTGCCCCTCAGAGAGAACAGCAGCTTGCACAGACTCGTCAAGGTTTGTTTAACACTGGTAGAACTGGTCTTGCTACTGGCGCTACTCAGGCTGGTGGTATGCTTGCAACTAATCCTGAAATGGCTGCGTATTATAACGCTATTGCTCAACAAGATCTAAGCCTCGCTAATCAAGCAGAACAAAGAGCTAGAGAAAACCTACAGCAAGACATTACTACTGCAGGTAAGCTGTATAGCGGCGGTGCGGGTATGTTTACTGAAGGTGGTAATCTACAGAATCAGCTTTATCGTAACATCGCTGCTTCTCAGGCTCCATTTGCAACTGGTATGCAATCTCTTACTGGTCTTGAAAGTACTCAGTATACTCCAGTTACTCAAGGATTCCAATTTGCTACTCCTGTATCTCAAGGCGAGCAGTATGCGGGTACTATGAATTATAACGCAGCAACTGCAGCGGCTAATTTGGCTGCTCAGATGGCTCCACAGATTGCTGGATATCAATATCAAAATAGTGCCTACAGTCCGTGGGGTTCGCTGCTTCAGGGCGTTGGTGGTACTTTAGGTCAATCAGCTTCTCCTAATTGGTCTAGCTTGTTTGGTAGCAGTAATGCTGGTGGTCAAACAGGCGGTATGTCAATGCCGGGTACTACTAATTGGTCAAGTTCTACTTCTCAAGTAAACCCATTCCAATACGCTAAATTTGGTTAATAAGGAAAGATAATGGCTGATATCGTTGGAAGTCTTTTTGGTGTAACTCCTCAGATGATTCAAGCTGAGAATGTAGCTCCTATTTTCAGAAGAGCTGAGGCATTTGCTAATCTTACACCAATGCAGCAAGCACAGTTTGGTATCTATTCCGGTGGTGCTATGCTTGGTCAAGGTCTTGGTGGTTTGCTTGGTGGCGAAGATCCTAGACTGGTACAAGCTCGTCAGATGCAGCAAGTTAAAGATTGGATTACTCAATCTGGTGTGGACATTAACACTCCGGAAGGTTTGACTAAAGCTGCTCAGTATGCTCAGAGCATCGGGGCTACTGAAGGTGCTATGGTACTTGGTAATCAAGCACTTCAGATGCGTAGAGAAATGACTTCAGTAAATAAAACTGAAGAAGACTATATGCGTGAAAAAGCATTTAGAGAAGAAGTTGCTAAGATTCCTCCAGAACAATTAACTGAAGAAGTATTAATGCAGTTGGCTGCTAAATATGGTACTACTGCTTCTGTAATGTCTGCTATGTCTAGTCTTACTGGTAAGCGTGAAGCAATTGCTGCTAGAGAAGCTGCTGCGGCTGAAAAGATTGCTACTAAACAAGCAGAAAAAGAAGAAAAGACTAGAGCTGCTAATGCGTCTGCCCTTGCAGCTATTATGCCAGTAATGGATACTATTGAAAAGACTATTCCACTTGTTGGCATGAATACTGCTGGTGTTGGCAGTTACTTGAGCTATTTGCCTAATACTGATGCTAGGACTTTAAAAGCTAATATAGATACTATTAAAGCTAACTTGGGTTTTCAACAGCTTCAGGCAATGCGTCAAGCATCTCCAACTGGTGGCGCACTTGGTCAAGTTGCTGTTAAAGAGTTGGAAGCATTACAATCTACTATTGCTTCTTTAGATCCTGCTCAAAGTCCTAACGTACTAAAAGACAATCTTAAGAAAGTGCGTGATCATTATATTAAGTGGAAAGACACTCTTGAAAAATCCATTGGCGAGGCTCCTACGAGTAATGCACCTGCTAAGGAACAATGGATGGCAGCAGCCAAGAATGCACCTCAAAATAGAGGGGTTAGTGAAGCAGAACTAAGTGCATACTATGATAAGACCTATGGAGGTAAATAATGCCGGTTTATGACCCGTTTGCAGCACAACAGCAACAACCGGAACAGCCTCAACCACAAGAACTTAGTGCTTTTGATCGTTACTTAGGTATTGGATCTCCTGCACAGCGTTTTGTTGCCGGTGCAATTAACGAACCATTGATGGCCGCTGGTCAAATGGTTGTAGATCCTATTGCCAGTCTATTTGGTTATGGAAAACCTGTAACAGAATATGCACAGAGAATAGCACAGCTTGAGCAACAAGGTAGAGCCGCTAGAGGCGATACTGGCATTGATGTAGCTAAACTAGCTGGTGCTGTTGTAAGTCCTGCTACTTTAGTTCCTGCAGCTAGAATTACTCAAGCTGCTGGTGCTGGCATTCGTGGAGGTCTTCTAAGCGGGGCTGCTACAGGTGCATTAGGTGCTCCAACACTTCAAGAAGACATTGCTGCTGGTAAAGTTGAACAAGCTGGCTATGGCGCTCTTGGTGGTGGTATTGGTGCAGGTATAACTCAAGGTATTGCTAGGACATTGGCTCCTAAAATTAGTGCAGAAGAACAACTTCTTCGTGATCTTGGTATTCAACCAACTACTGGTGAAGCTATTGGTGGATTGGCAAAGAAAGCAGAAGAGTTTGCTGCCCGTATTCCGTTTGTATCTGCTTTGGTGACTCCTGCTAGACAAGCAAGTACAGAATCGTTTAATACAGCAATGTTTAATCGTGTTCTAGGCGGTATTAAAGGTCCTAATCTTGGAGATAAAGCTCCTAAGATCACTAAAGGTGTATTAGGTACTGACGCTATGCGTGAAGTAGACGATGTTATTAGTCAGTCTTACGATAAAATTCTTCCTAATATGCAATATCGTCTAAACACTAATACTTTTAATGATATTAGCAACACTATCCGTAATTCTGGTTTAAATGCAGATCAGCAAGAGACTGTCATTAAATTTATGACAGATAGATTCTTGAATAAAGTTAAATCAGGTAATGGTCAGTTAGATGGTGATGCACTAAAGGTGTTTGAAGCTGATATTCGTAAGAAGATTTCTTCATATTCTGGTATTAATAAAGCTGGTTCTGATCTTGAAATTGGCGATACTCTAAAAGAAATTAGAAATATCTTCAGAGATGATCTGTATACTCAAAATGCTAAATTTGTACCAGAACTTCGTAAGGTTGATAGAGCATACGCAGAAGCTGAAGTGTTAAGAGATGCTGTTAATAGAATAGTTCCTGACAAACAAGGAATCTTTACTCCTAATGATTTAAGCATGGCTGTTAGAACTGCTGCTGGTCGTTTAGGCGAAAAAGCTCTTAGCCGTGGTCAAGCAATGCTACAAAAAGAAGCTCAGGCTGCTACTTCTGTTATGGGTGGTGCTGATAGAGGTACTTCTGCTGTTGGCGCTCTAGGCGCAGCTTATGCTGGTGCTTCTAATCCTGCTCTTGCTGCTTTAGGTGTAACTGGTGTTGGCGTTGCTTATAGCAAGTACGGTCAAAAAGCGATTGATGCTTTGATTACTAAGCGTCCTGAGATGGCTCGTAGAATTGGTGCAGCTATAGAATCTGCTGGATCTATTACTCCTGCTATTTCTGCTCAAATTGAGCGTATTATGCGTGAAGAAAATCTTAATCCTGAGCCTACTGGAGGTGCTCAGGTTTTTGATCCCTTTCAAAGAAGCAGTCAAGTAAACCCAAGTAAAGAACAAATTCCTAGCATTATTGCATCTATTGCACAGCAAAAAGGTATTCCTGCAGATGTAGCAAGAGTACTTCCAGCTATTGCTAAAGTAGAATCTGGTTTTGATGTGAAAGCTAAAAATCCTAATTCTACTGCTACTGGTCTTTTTCAGCTTACTAAAGCAGCTAGACAAGATGTTGGAGTTACTGATCCATACAATGTGCAGCAAAATATTGAAGGCGGTACTGACTACTTTATGATGCTTTATAAGCGTTACAATGGAGATATGCGTAAGGCTTTAGCAGCTTACAACCAAGGTGCTGGCAAGATTGATAAAGGTATCAATAAAGCCGGTAGAGACTACGCCAATAAAGTGCTGAGTAACATCTAATGACATTCAAACTCTCACAACGCTCTCTTGATCGCATGAAAGGAGTAGATGAACGCCTAGTTAATGTGGTTAAGAGAGCTATTGAGATCAGTGACACTGATTTCTGT